CAAGCACCCCTCCCCTCAGCGTGGCACCACACATCGCCCAGGAAACCGCTCACAACAGGCCGGAAAGTGCCTGGGGAAGAGAAATGACCCCCGGAAGAAGACCAAAAACTGTCAAAGTCGGGTCAGAGATGCCCCCTGCAGAACGGTCCAGGTTGAGTGCTAGGATCGCGATGGAAGGAGGCAGGGATGTCGAGGAAGCGCTACCGCCGGGAGGAGACCTGCGCCGGCCTGTGGCAAGCGAAGGTCCAAGTGGGTGACGGAAAGCCACTTTTCTACTGTCTTACAGCGTGCTGGTACCCCTGGGTAGACGATCTTGGAACTTCGCCCTGGCCGTCAGCGCAGGAGATCCAGGAACTCCTGGTGACCCTCAGTGCATGACGACAGTCTGCTCTATCCGCACGCCGCACGCCTGAGAAGAGACAACAGACCGTCCTCCCGCCCTGCTGACTATCGCAGTGCCCGCCCTATCCCGCCAGCCAACGGGGAGGTTCCGGGCAAGGGAGGAGCCGTCGCGCTGCTCCTGACGTACTGGGCGAAGCGAGGAGGAGGATGGTGAATGCTCCGCGAAAAGGGAAGGTCCGTCCAGCCTCTTCCGGACGCCCTGTGATCCATCGGGGAGCGCCATCTGCTGGAGATCCAACGACGACCAAGGACTACACGCTCGACTCGCGGAATGCGCGCAGGCACCCGAACCGGAACCTGACCGCCGTCGAGGCGTCACTCCGCGAACTCGGAGCCGGGCGCTCGATCGTCGTCGACCGCGAGGGCGTGGTCATTGGTGGGAACGCCGTTTATGAGAAGGCGCGCGAGCTCGGCATCCCCGTCCGCGAGGTCGAGACGGAGGGCGACGAGCTGGTCGTGGTGCGCCGCGTTGACCTTGCGACAGATGACCCGCGGCGGAAGGCCCTCGCCATTGCCGACAACGAGATCGCGACGCTCGCCGAATGGGATGAGGTCGTGCTCTCCGAGCTGCTCGCCGAGGTCGAGGACATCACGTTCGAGACGATGGGGTTTGAGCCGCTTGCGCCAGAACACGTTCTCGGCTTGCCCGAAGGTGTCTCCCTGGCGGAGCGGTTCGGGATCCCGCCGTTCTCGGTCCTGAACGCCCGCGAGGGATGGTGGCAAGCGCGGAAGAAGGCGTGGCTTGGCCTTGGGCTTCAAAGCGAGCGGGGGCGCGGCAACGACGGCGACGGCACGAAGCACGGCCTGACGTTCTCCAGCAGTGCCCAGCCCATCTCGGTCTACAAGGCCAAGAACCGCCACGAGGCCGAGATCGGCCGGAAGGTCTCGTGGGAGGAGTTCTACGCGGCCAACCCCGGCGCGGCGGCGCAGTCGGGAACGTCGATCTTCGACCCTGTTCTCTGCGAGCTCGCCTACCGCTGGTTCTGTCCTCCCGGCGGCACCGTCCTCGACCCGTTCGCCGGGGGTTCCGTGCGCGGCATCGTCGCGGCGGTCCTCGGACGCCGGTATGTCGGCATCGACCTGAGTGAGGAACAGATCACGGCGAACCGCGAGCAGGCCGCGGCAGTGTGTGACGATCCGTGTCCGGTGTGGCACGTTGGCGACAGCCGGAGTATCACGTCCCTTGCCGACGGCGTTGAGGCCGACTTCGTCTTCTCCTGCCCGCCCTACGCTGATCTCGAGGTGTACAGCGACGACCCGGCCGACCTGTCCACACTCGAGTACAGCGCCTTCCGACGCGACTACTCGGAGATCGTCGCGAGCACATGCACCCTCTTGAAGCCCGATCGCTTCGCTTGCTTCGTCGTGGGTGAGGTGCGAGACAAGCACGGGCACTACTACGACTTCGTGGGCGACACCGTGCAGGCGTTCCGCGACGCGGGTCTCGCCTACTACAACGAGGCAATCCTCGTCACGCAGCTGGGCAGCCTGCCCATCCGTGTCGGGCGTCCCTTCGAGGCGAGCCGCAAGCTCGGGAAGACCCATCAGAATGTTCTCGTCTTCATCAAGGGCGATGCCAAGAAGGCGACGAAAGCGATCGGCCCGGTTGAGGTCGGGGACCCGTTGGGCTGCGCGGAGGCAGGCGATTCGTGATGGCGAAGGTCGGCCGGCCGTCTTCGTATGATCCCAAGCTCCACCCGAAGCTCGCGTTCTGGCTCGCGCAAGCTGGACTCACGGACGAGCAGATCGCCGAAGAGATCGCCATTCACACCGACACGCTGTACCAGTGGCGCAAGGTCCACCCGGAGTTCTCCGAGGCCCTAAAAGGCGGAAAGGCGACTCCGGACTATGAGGTCGAGGCGGCGCTTCTCCGTAGGGCGAAGGGGTTCAAGTACGCAGAAGGCGGCAAGGAGAAGGTCGCGCTGCCTGACACGACCGCGTGCATCTTCTGGCTGAAGAATCGAAGGCCGAGCGACTGGCGCGACAAGAGGCAGAACGAGGTGCCGGAGGAGAGCCGCGGCCCGCTCATGCTCATCGTCACCGAGTACAGACGCGCCGACGGAACGATTATCGAACACGATGCTGCCGACTACCCAGGCCCGCCCCCCGATGGGACCCCAAGCCGGATCCACACCAACTTTGACGTGAAGGACCTCGGTCTGTGAACCACCATGGTGCGTGTGTGCCCTAGGTCAGGGCGATCGAGGCGCCTAGCGAGGCCCTACGCTCGATCGGTTCCCTTGACGGTTGGTCCCCTTCCCGGCTGCCCTATTACAGGCTGCTCCGTGCCATGGGACATGTCAGATGGAGGCGCGAACAGGTCACTCTTTCTGCAACGGAGTGAACGGCTGTAGATGGAGGTGCGTTTCTGACATACAATGGGAATGAAGGGGGTGAGGACGGTGGCACTGAAGCAGGTCACGGACAAGCTCTCCATCTACATCCCGCAGTCGAAGATGGCCCAGAAGCCTGTGGAACGGTTGATTGAACTCTCGAAGAGGAAAGACCGCTCGGTCAACTATCTGGTCGTGGAAGCGATCTTGGAGTACCTGGAGAGACAGGAGAAACAACGATGAGGCTGACGTTGCCCAGCGCGGCCGTCCCTCTGCTGTTCTGCTTGTTCCTTTGTGGCTGTGCCGTGCCGATTGAGCCATCAGCGCCAGGCCCAGCGTGTTATGGTGGGCTTCCTCTCCCGGTAGCACGTGTCGATGAGATCCTCCCCAACACGGAGTTCAATGTCGGGCATTCCGACTGAGGGCGGGCTATGGCGCCCATGATCGGCTGAGATGGCTCGTAACCCGCCCCGGTGGAGCCGATGGCCCGTGCCCCTATAGCTGTCGATTGGCCCACGAACTGTCTGCGAGATTAGAATGACACGGCGACCATGACAGCGAATGACTGGAAGAACAAGCTCTACTACGGCGACAACCTTGACGTGCTGCGTCGTCACGTAGGCGACGAGACGGTGGACCTTGTCTACCTCGACCCTCCCTTCAACTCGAACGCGACGTACAACATCCTCTTCGCCGAGCAGGATGGCTCACGGGCAGCCGCTCAGATCAAGGCGTTCGAGGATACCTGGCGTTGGGACCAGCAGGCGGCGCGGCAGTACGAGGAGACGGTGGAGGCGGGAGAGCAGGTCTCCCGAGCCCTCCAAGCGTTTCGCACCCTTCTCGGCGAGAGCAACATGCTCGCCTACCTGACGATGATGGCCCCGCGCCTTGTCGAGCTGCGGCGAGTGCTCAAGTCGACGGGGAGCATCTACCTCCACTGCGACCCGACGGCCAGCCATTACCTGAAGCTAGTCATGGATGCGGTATTTGGCCCTCAGTGTTTCACGAACGAGATCGTGTGGAAGCGCACCACCGCACACAGCGATAGCCAACGTGCAGGGCGCACGCATGATGCGCTTCTCTTCTACGGGAAAAGCGATGCTCGCACGTGGAACCGGATCTACCAGCCGTACGACCAAGAGTACGTCGACAAGTACTACCGGTACACGGAAAAAGATGGACGAAGGTATGCTTCCGGCGACGTGGCGGCGGCAGGGCCGGGACCTGCGAGAAGCTTCCGCGGAGAGATGAGAGCCCCCCCTCCTGGATCACACTGGCGATTCTCTCAAGAGAAGATAGACCGGTTAGTCGCTGAAGGGCGCATTTTCTTCACAGAGAACGGATTCCCTCGCTACAAGCGGTACCTCGATGAGATGCCGGGGATGCCACTGCAAGACATTTGGGCGGATAAGGAAGTCCAGCCAGTTGTCTCCTGGTCAAAGGAGCGCCTAGGCTACCCCACCCAAAAGCCGGAGGCTCTTCTGGAGCGCATCATCCAAGCGAGCAGCAGCGAGGGCGACCTCGTGCTCGACCCCTTCTGCGGGTGCGGGACGACGATCGCCGTTGCCGAGCGCCTGAAGCGCTGGTGGATCGGGATTGACATCACCCACCTGGCGATCACCCTGATGAAGCACCGCTTGCAGAGTTCCTTCGGTGCGGATCTCTCACCCTACGAAGTCATCGGCGAGCCGGTCTCTCTCCCCGACGCGGAGGCCCTCGCCGCGTCCGACCCCTACCAGTTCCAGTGGTGGGCGCTGGGCCTAGTGGGAGCCCGTCCGGTCGAGCAGAAGAAGGGAGCGGACGAAGGGATCGACGGTCGCCTCTACTTCCACGACGAAGCCAAGGGAAAGACGAAGCAGATCATCATCTCGGTGAAGGCTGGCTCTACTGGCGCGGCTCACGTTCGCGACCTGCGCGGGGTGGTGGAGCGGGAGAAGGCGGAGATTGGTGTCCTCCTTACTATGCAAGAGCCAACCGATCCGATGAAGAAGGAGGCTGCCTCGTCTGGGTTCTACACGTCGCCGTTCTCGCAGACCAAGTACCCGAAGCTCCAGATCCTCACGGTGCGCGAGCTTCTTGAAGGAAAAGGCATTGACTACCCCCGTCACGCGGGGAACGTGACGTTCAAGAAGGCCCCGAGAGTGAGGGAAGCCGGGGTAGAGGAGCTCCCTCTTGAGGCCCCGGGAGAGAGGGACGAACCGCTGTAAGGGCGCAACCGACCGAGCGTAGGGCGCCTAGAATGTCCTCCGCGGCCTCGGGCGGGCTTGGGGTGGTTGCTCCTCCTGCTTGTCTTGTATCGGTGGCGTGCTCCTAGAGCCGGTTCGGTGATCGCAGGTCTTCCACGAGCAGAGCGGTGCCATCCTCTCCCAGGACTTCAGGGAGTTCCTCGGCCAGGTAGGTGGCTACCGCTTCGTTGAGTTCGGCTACAAGGGAGCGGCTGTGCGCCCTAGCAAGAATGGCGAGGCCCTGCAGGAGATTCCGGTCGATAACAGTGCTGTCGTTCATGGGAATAGGGAGAGCGTAGGCGGATGGGTGGTGGAGTCAAGGAGGTAGAACGTAGATTCCATGAGGGGACCCCCAGGCGCCTAGGGCGTCCTCTTGCTCCCTTCCATCCCCCAGGAGCGGGAGAGTGGACAACGGTCATCGAAAGCTCAAGGACGAATGGAAGCGTGAACGGGTGAGTCTTTCTGAGAAGGTGGGAACGGCTGTAGATAGGGGGCGTTTCGGACATACAATGGGAATGAAGGGGGTGAGGACGGTGCAACAGAAGCAGGTCACAGACAAGATTTCCATCTACATCCCGCAGTCGAAGATGGCACAGAAACCTGTGGAGCGGCTGATGGCGCTGTCGAAGAAGAAGGATCGCTCGGTCAACTACCTCGTTGTCGAGGCGATTCTGGAGTACCTGGAGAGAGAGGGGGGCAAGAGATGAAGCGAGTCGCTGCCGTGGCGCTGTTCCTTGTGGTAGCCGCTGTGGGTACAAGTTGCGTTCTGTCCTCGCCATCACCCGCGCCGGAGATGGTGACAATCCCCGTGGGGAGCTTCCGGATGGGGGACAGCTTTGGCGAAGGGTACGCCGACGAGCTCCCGGTGCACACTGTGGCGGTGAGCGCGTTCACCCTGGACCGCTGCGAGGTGACGAAGGCCCTGTGGGACGAGGTATCGAGCTGGGCGGCAGCGCACGGCTACGACATCGGACCTGCAGATGGTGCCGGCAAGGCGGCGGCCCACCCGGTGTACAACGTCACGTGGTACGAAGCGGTGAAGTGGGCGAATGCGCGGAGCGAGAAGGAGGGGCTGGCGCCTTGTTACACGGTGGACGGGATCGTCTACCGCACGG